TGGTCTGACAGGCTGCTTTCGTCGTTGCGCTGCATCCAAGGGCAGTATGAGCCGTCGAAGCTGGCCGAGATCAGGCGGTTCGGCGGCAGCGAAGTCTACGCCCGGTTGATCGCCGCCAAGGTGCGCGGGGCCCAGTCGCTGTTGCGCGATGTCTATCTCGGAGCCGACAAGCCGTGGGGGCTGCAACCGCCCGACGATCCGACCATCCCGGTCGACCAGCTTCAATCGATCGAGCAGCTTGTCACCGCCGAGGTGCAGTCGGCCCAGATGGGCGCGCCGGGCATCCCTGATCCGACCGGTATGTCGCCGGGCAAGCCGCCGACGCCGGGCGAGATGCCGACGCCCGATAAAATCCAGCGTCGCGTCTTCCAGTTGATGGAGGCGGCGCGCCAAGCGGCCAAGAAACATCAGCACGAGCAGACGCTGATCGCCGAGGACAAGGTCGAGGAGATACTGGTTCAGGGCAATTTCTACGACGCCCTTGGCGAGTTTCTTTATGACATTTGCAGCATGCCGTTTGCCTGCATCAAGGGGCCGATCGTCCGCATGACGACCGACATCCAATGGCAGGGGCGGCAGGCGGTGCCGATCCGCCGGGCCCGGTTGTGGTGGGAGCGGGTCGCCGCGTTTGACCTGTGGTGGACACCCGGCGTCAGCGACATCGTGAGTGCCCAGATCATCCACCGCCTGCGCATCACGCGCACCGACCTCAACGACCTGATCGGCCTGCCGGGCTACAACTCGGCCAATATCCGGGCGGTGCTGCAGAACTACGGCTCTGCCGGGTTGACCGAGAACTGGGACTCGACCGATGCGCCGCGCGCGGTCATGGAAAACCGCGAGAACCCGGTGTTCAATCTCTCGCAATTGATCACGACCTTGGAGTTCCATGGAAATGTCCAAGGCCGCATGTTGTTGGAGTACGGCTTCGACGAGACGCAGATAACCGACCCGTTGCGCGACTACGCCATTCAGGCGTGGCTGATCGGCCAATATCTGATCAAGGTGCAACTCAGCCCGAACGTGCGCCGCCGCAAGCCATTTTACATATCGAGCTTTGAAAAGGTCCCGGGTTCGCCGATTGGAAATGGCATTCCCGACTTGATCAGCGACCTGCAGGAAGTGGCCAATGCGCTGCTGCGCGCATTGGTCAACAACTGCTCGATCTCGTCGGGCCCGCAGGTCACCATCAACGAGGATCGTCTCAGCGGACAGGAGTCGAGCGATGAACTCTTCCCATGGAAACGCTGGCGCGTCACCAACCCTGCCGTGGCTGGCTCGACCGAAAAGGCCGTCGACTTCTTTCAGCCCCAGATCAACGCCCAAGAACTGCTCACGGTCTTTAACGCCTTTTACGGACTGGCTGACGACGTTAGCGCGATCCCGCGCTACCTCAGCGGCAATTCACCGGGTGGCGGCGCAGGACGTACGGCGTCGGGCCTTGCCATGCTCATGGGTAACGCGTCGAAGATTCTCCAGACCGTCTGCGCGAACATTGACGGAGACGTCATGGACCCGTCGATCCGCGATCTCCTCGACCTCGTGCTACAAACCGACACTTCTGGACTTCTCACAGGCGAAGAGCAGGTCCAGCCCAAAGGCGTCGCCGTAGCGGTGCAGCGCGAGACCATGCGCCAGCGGCAACTGGAGTTCCTGCAGCTTACGGCCAACCCGATCGACATGCAGATCATCGGGCCCAAGGGCCGTGCCAACGTGCTGCGCGCCGTGTCGACCGGCATCGGTCTGGAGGGTGAATCGATCGTGCCGTCCGAGGATGAGATGGAGGCCCAGCAGAAGCAGGCTGAGATGCTGGCCGCGATGGGCGGGATGCCGGGCGCTCAACAGCAGCCTCCCGGCGGATCGCCGGGCGGTCCTCAAAAGCCGGGTCAGAAAGCGGCTGGGCCTCCACCCGGGAGCGGCGGCGGTCAGACGCAGGCTCCCGGGCCGCAAACGTCATCGCAAAGTCAGGGGCCGCAGACCAACCTTGTTGGCCGTAGGGTTGCTGGCGCATAGATCATGATTTCATGATTGGAGGAACAAATGGCGAAGTCAGGCAACGTGAAGGACAAGACGTGGGGTGGTCTTGGCGGCAACAACAAGATGCACGGTTGGTCGGGCACCGGTAAGCAGGAGCCCGGCCAGACGGCGCAGGAGGGCACCGGGTCCAAGCGTGGGATCGCGCCGCAGGCGGGTGGTCAGGTGGCGTTCGTCAGCGACAATGCCAAGCAGGGCCGCGAGATGAACCAGAAGCACGGCACCAATACCGACTACGCCGGTCATGCGACGGCGGGCGGCTCCGGTCCGACCAAGGGCGGCGGCGACAAGAACAGCTTCGCCAAGGGCGGCAGCACCTCGATGCACAGCAACACCGGATCGATCCCGCAGCAGGCGGGGCGGAGCGGCCAGCAGTGAGGCTGCGCGGCGTCCATCACATCAATGGGCGCAAGTTCGGCCGCATATCGTCGACTGCGCCGACGATCAGCGCTGTCTCGGGTAAGGGCGGCGGCAGCGCCATGCTGCCCAATCGCGCCGCCGTGCACGAGTTGACGGGCCAGACGGCCGGTCAGTCGGCGTTGGGCAACTATTCCAAGCTGACGCCGACTGGCGGCGGGTCGGCGTTCGGCATGGGGGCAGGCTTCGGCAAGATGCCCAGCCTCGTGGAGGATGAAGCCTGAGCGACCCGATGTACGACATTACGATGGCCGCTTCGGCGCTCAAGATCACCGCACCGGAGCAATTCGACCGGTTGGTGGAAGCGTTCAAGCGGCTGGAGGAGAAGACCACCAAGGAGTTGGTCAGTGCACCGCGTGAGGGAATTTTAGGCGCGCAAGGCCGGGCAGCACTCGCTGAGCAGTTGAAGTCTCGGTTGGAGAACTGCTTGGAGCAGCGCTCACAATATCAGAACAGGGTGTAATCATGGCGGAGCCAGTCAATGCCGACGTGCTGCGGTCGAAGTCACCGCTGCCCAACGTCGACCCCAACATCAATGTGCCAAAGGCCGTGCGCGACGCGGCCCTTCGCAGTACTGCAATACAACAGGCGTTGACCGGCACGTCCGAGAAGCCTGTAATTGTCTCGACGCCTGATCAGACAGCGCCTCCCGTCCCACCCCTAGATCAGGCAGCTTCCCCTCCGCTGGAACAGGCTCCCCAACCTCACCCTCCGGCGGAGGGACCTTCTTCCGAACCAGTTGAGCCTGAGGAGACGTGGCAGAACCGCTACGGCTCGATGCTTGGGCGCTACAACAGCCTACGCGCCGAGATGCAGCAGATGGCGGAGCAACTGCAACGCCTGCAGAACGAGAACGCGATCATTCGGCAGTCGGCTCCCCGTACGGGGAACGGGCCGCCACCGACGACGATGAACCTGCTGACCGAGCAGGAGATGGCGGACTACGGGCCTGAGTTCATCGACGTGGTACGACGCGCGGCGCGCGAAGAGGCGGCTCCCTTGCACGAGGAGATTCGCAACCTGCGTGGCCAACTGGGAATGGTTCAGCAAGAGACGTCGAACGCGTTCCTCACGCGCATGAACGCCACGATCAGCGGCATGGTGCCGGACTGGGAGCAGATCAATCGCCATCCGCAGTTCATCGAATGGGTCTCCTTGCCGGAAACTTACAGCGGTGTTATACGGCAACAACTGATGCAGGAAGCATGGAACAACGGCGATGCCCATCGCGTGGCCGCGTTCTTCCGGGCCTTCCTCGCGGAAGTGGCCGCCGTCGACCCGCAAAGGGCGGGTGCACACGTGCCGCTAGCGCAGCCGTCTCCCTTCCCCGCGCAGCAGCCCGGGCCGAACGGAGCGGTCCCGCTGGGGACTCGTCTGTCACTCGACTCCCTAGCGGCTCCCGGTAGAGGTCATGCCGGTACGCAAGGGCCTGCCGACAAACCTGTCTACACCGCCCAAGATATCACTCGGTTCTACACCGAGGTGGCAGCGGGGAAGTGGCGGACGCGCGACCAAGAGCGAGCCGCAATCGACGCCGACATCATCGCTGCTCAGAAGGAAGGGCGGATCATTCCTGATCAACGTACGATCCGGCCCACGGAGCGCAACGGACACTGGTAGCTCATAGGGTTGGATCGCCAACCCTTGGAGCTTGTCGATGGCCGGTTTTCCTCTTGCTGGTGCGGGTACCACCCCGCCAATCTTTCCGACTGGTTCAGCGCAACCGTCGCCCGCCTATTCGGGCACGTTCATTCCCGAAATCTGGAGCGGTAAGCTCATCGAGAAATTCTACGCCAGCACCGTGCTGGCGGCGATCAGCAACACCGACTACGAAGGCGAGATCAGAAATCAGGGTGATACGGTCCATATCAGGACCAAGCCGACGATCACCATCCGCCCCTATCTCGCAGGCGGCAACCTCAGCGTCGATCGGCCCGCATCCAACATCGTCGACCTCAAGATCGATCAGGGTCTCTACTTCAACGAGATTCTCGACGACGTGATGGAAATTCAGTCCGACATCAACCTGATGGGCATCTGGTCGGACGATGCCGCGCAGCAGATGAAGATCACGGTCGACACCGCGGTGCTGCTGGGCATCCTCAGCCAATGCGATGCGCGCAACCGTGGTGCGACCGCAGGTGCTATCTCGGGTAACCTCAATCTTGGCGTCACCGGCACGCCGCTGCCGGTCGTTGCCAATCAGGCGAACCCGCCGGTCGCTGGTCAGATCACCATCTTGCAAGCCGTGTTGCGGTTGGGACTGGTGCTCGACGAACTTAACATTCCCGAGCAGGGACGCTGGGTGGTGATGCCCGCATGGTGCGCCGCATTGATCAAGGAGTCTGAACTGAGGCAAGCCTATCTGTCAGGCGACCAGACCTCGATCCTGCGCAATGGCCGCCTCGGCATGATCGACCGCTTCACGTTGTACGTCTCCAACTTGCTGCCCAAGGGCCCGATCACTGGTCCACCCGCGCTGGCGGCGGGCGAGTGGGTGATCTACGCTGGTCATGCGCATGGTCTCACCTTCGCGTCGCAGATCAGCAAGGTCGAGACGCTGCGGTCCGAGTTCACCTTCGGTACCCTGCTGCGCGGCCTGCAGGTGTACGGTTACAAGGTGATCGACGGTATCGCACTGGCACAGGCCGTCGTCTCCGAGCCGACTCCTCCTTGATCGGTTAGAGGGGGTACGACTGGAGCCGGGTCAGTCGCCCGGCTCCCCTTTTCAGGGAGGCGTGAGTGCCTGCGCCGCCGACTGTCATCAACTCGCCTAATGCGCCACTGACGGGCATGGCCGATGGCGACCTGTGGTTCAACACCGACACAGGTCGCGAGTACGTTTGGTACATCAGCCCGACGTCCGGCCTTGGCTCATGGGTGCAGACGCAGCCTTCGGGTGGCGGCATCGCCTACACAATGATGGTGGCGGAGCCGTCCGTTCAGCCACCTTCGGCTGCGCCGAGCGATGCTCAACGGACGCCGACGATCACCATCTCGGCGGTTCCTCCGGGCAATCCTCTGGTGGGCGATCTTTGGTGGTCGCCGGTCAGCGGCCAGCAAATGGTCTGGTACAACGACGGCAATACGTCTCAATGGGTGGTCAGCAACTACGGTGCGGGCAAGGAAGGGCCGCCCGGTCCCAGTGGCCTGCCGGTTGGTGGCTTGCCTGATCAGGCGCTGACCAAGGTCTCGACGGCGGACGATGACGTGGCGTGGACGGGGCCGTATGAACTTGCCATCGCTGCCGGGACGACGGCGCAGTATTGGCGCGGCGACAAGACATGGACGACGTTCCCGGCATTCGAGCCGCCGATCACGGCGGGGACGACGGCGCAGTATTGGCGCGGCGACAAGACATGGACGACGTTCCCGGCATTCGAGCCGCCGATCACGGCGGGGACGACGACCCAGTATTGGCGCGGCGACAAGACGTGGGTAACGTTTCCAGCGCTCGAACCGCCGATTGCTGCCGGAACGACGGCGCAGTATTGGCGCGGCGACAAGACTTGGCAGACGCTCGACAAGGCGGCGGTTGGTCTTGGCAACGTCGACAATACTAGCGACGTCAACAAGCCGATCAGCACGGCGACGCAGACGGCACTCAACGGCAAGGAACCGACGATCGCGGCCGGAACCACGGCGCAGTATTGGCGTGGCGACAAGACGTGGGCGGCGTTTCCACCAACGACGCCAAGCGGCCCAGCCGGTGGCATGTTGAACGGCACTTATCCCAATCCGGGGATCGCGCCCAGCGGCACTAACGGTTGGGTTCTGACGACGGTAGGCGGCGTTGCGACGTGGGCGGCGGCGACGGGTGGTGCCACGATCACGGTGAGCGACACGGCACCGGCATCGCCGACAGCGGGCGCGCTGTGGTGGAAGTCCGACATCGGTCAGTTGTTCCTGTACTACCAAGACCCCAACACGACGCAGTGGGTCCCTGCAGCGCCTGCGCCGACCATTGGCGCGGGACCGCCGCCCGGCGCAGTGATGGATTTCGCTGGATCAACGTCGCCTGCGGGTTGGCTGATCTGCGACGGTTCGGCGGTGAGTCGCACGACTTTTGCAGCATTGTTCGGTGCTATTGGAACTCTTCACGGTGCGGGCGACGGGTCAACTACGTTCAACCTGCCCGACTGCCGGGGCCGTGTGACGGCTGGTGCGGACGGCGGTGCGGGTCGTCTGACGTCGGCAGGGTTTGGCGGAACGGCGGCGCTGGCTGCCACAGGCGGTGGCGAGACGCAGACGCTGACGATCGCACAGATGCCCGGCCACAATCATATACCGGGTATGGGTGGTGCCCCATTGTCTTCGCAGGGAAACCTTTGGGGCTATTCCAACAGCAGTGCTGTTGGCAATGCTGTTTACTATGACAGCCTTGCAAATACTGGCGGCGGCGGAGCGCATCAGAACGTGCAGCCGACCATCATTATGAACAAGATCATCAAGACCTGAGAGGATCGCATGAGCGTTACAACAATGACTTTCAAATGTGATCGTTGTCCAACGGAAGTGTCCAGTGGCCCTCCCATGATGATGGTGCCGCAAGGTTGGGCCAACCTCATACTAAGCGGCCCGGACATGATGTTGAACACGTTGCATTTCTGCCCTGAGTGCAGCACGGCGTTTGAGACGTATATTGGCGGTGATTTCAAGCTGCGTCCGCCTCCGCCACCTCCTCCACCACCGATCGAACCGGCGTCAGCCCCTGCTGGTGATTGATGCTCGACTTTCCTGCCTCGCCCACGAACGGCCAGTTGTTCACTGGCGCGAACGGCGTTGTCTACCAGTGGAACGCGGTAGGAGGGTTATGGCTGGTCTACGGCGTGGGCACCAACTCTGGCATCGTCGGTGACACGCCGCCCAGCAACCCGGTGGCAGGGCAGTTGTGGTTCAACTCTGCATTGGGTCAGTTGTTCGTTTGGTACACCGATCCCAACTCCTCGCAGTGGGTTCCTGCCAATCCCAGCACGGCGGCGACGGCGGGGACGACGCCGGGCGATTTCTTTGCGACGGCTACTATTACTTCATGGACCGCCACATTGACGACACCGACGACGTTGGTGGTGCAATCGGGTAATTCAGGCGGCTGGTTTGTTCCAGCAACAGGTCGTTATACGCCGCCAGCAGGGCGTTACGTTCTCTATGGTGGTTTTGAAGGCGGCAATACAGGAGCGGCAACGCTTAATGTCATTGTGCCACGCAAGAATGGCACGCAGATCATCAGTTCGCATGCTGCTGTGAGCACGGCCAATTATCTGGGAGCCGCTACCTTTACGATCACCGTCGACGCCAACGGCACTGATTGGTTCGACTGGCAGGCGAACTCGACCAGCAACGTCAACATGGGCGGCTATATCTGGTTCGGTGCGTTTCCTATCGGCACCGTGGTCTACACCACGACTGGCCCGGCGTGGCGGCAGCTTGGCCGCGTGATCCCGACAGCGGGGCAGGCGACGGTCGACTTCACGGCGATCCCCAGTGACATCAACGACCTTGAACTGCGCTTCGACGTAATCCCAACGGCGACACCGAATGCACAACTCTACTTTCGGGTATTCGATGGTTCTGGTGTGATTTCTGCTGGTGTTAGCTACGGTTATTCGGGGCAGTACAATTACACGACACAGACCACAGGCGCTTCCGCACTTGTTTGGAACGCTGGCATTTCCGGCCTCTCCACGGGCATACCTTTGGCTGCGGGAGGTGATGTGCATCTGACGAATGGCATAGCGGGCATTATCAGAGTTCCCAACATCAGGGACGCAGCACGAGTCAAACGGTTCTTTTTTGAAGTCAGTCAAAGCACCAACGTTCCTAACAATTATCATTGGTCTGGCATGGGTTACTGGCAGACTGCCGCAATGACGGGCGTTCGCCTGACATTCACTGCTACTACCTTCGCCGCAGGCGGCGCGGTCACGCTGTGGGGGAGCCCGTAGATGGCGCTCGACTTCCCCAACTCCCCGGTCAACGGCCAGCAGTACAACGCGCCCAATGGCGTGATGTACATCTACAG